GGGATGCCAGTAACGTTCATCCTCCATCATAGCGCGTAAACTTTCCTCAGTAATCTGACCAACAGGATTCGAGTCAGCATTTACAGAAGGCGATTTTAGTTTTTCCATAATAAATTCAAGGGCTTCTAGGCCATCAGCAGTCTCAGTTAATCGTTCGATTGCTGGCATATGTTGCTCTCCAAAGAACTGATTTGAGAACAAGGCCGCAGCTTCAATACGGGCAGATGCGTTATCACCTAACTTTGCTATCTCAGCATCCATGTCAGGTACATCTGCATTTACAGCTTGCATATACATCTCAAGTCCCTTCTGGAACTCGTCTTGGCTGTATCCATTTTCAAAAGAATGCTCAGACCACCATTGTAAAAGCTCATTATCAACAGACATGTCTTCATCTACAAAGTCAGGAAGCTGATAATCACCAGCACTTTCAGGACGATCTTTGAACGCTTCGTTCTGGATCTCCTCCATAAACTTAGCGCGGAAGTCTTCCTCTTTGGATCCTAGTTTGGATTCTAGTTCTTTGTAAGCCTTGGCTAGATCTTCAGCAGTGTTATACTTTTCTGGTAGCCACTCAGGACGTTCTTGCGATGGTTGCTCAAGATCTTCAGCAACAACAAAGTCGCGTTCTTCAGCAGGTGGCAAGCCTTCGTTTACTGGTGCTTCTGTTTGTTCTTCAGCCATCTTTCTTTATCCTATGTCCTCTTTGCACATGACGTTCTATCAGTCCGACAAGATAGCGCTGCCCTTCGAGGTGGCGCAATTCATCAGTTGAGATGTTAGGGCCACTCACCATCTCAATCGTAACGCTTCGCAAATATTTTAGAATTTCTTTGCCAGTAGGCTCTGAGAATACAGAAGCAATATTAAGGCTAATCTTATCTTCATTAGCCTTAGATCTTGTTACTCCGTCTAAACCAATATGGTTATTCTGCGGCAATCTGTGGTCCTGTGATCTGTTCCTGTTGTTGCATCTGAGCCATTTGCTGCATCATTGCAACTATTTGTTTACGCTCATCTGCATCACGAATCAACCCATCAGGTACACCAAATTTTTTCGCAAGGTGAATTGCTGTTTCTTCTGAGTTAATTAGCAGGTTCGTCATATCAGCACCGAAGTATGCGTTTACTAGTTCTAAGAACCTAGATACCGCAGTAATGTCTTGGTTTGACTGCGCTTGTGCAAGTGGTGAAACAGAACGGATCTTCACTTCACGACCGTTTACAGTTGGCAGTTCAATGCGTCCTTGTTTCTTTAGGATGTGAATTACACGTTGCAACACTGGCTGAACAAGCTCCGCTTGCAATCGACCAAACGCAGATCCAATGCGGCGAGATAGATCAGCCATACGCTCTGCAACTTCTGTAGCTGATGCTGGTGTTTTATCTGGATTACCTAGCATATCATTGTAAAGCGCACGTTTAATGTTCAAACGCATGTCACCAAGAACAAGATCCGCAACATCGAAGCGACCCGCTGCTTGTATAGGCTGTAATCCACCAGATTGAGGTGACTTAGGAATGATCGTCCCTGGCACTAGATTAATTGTATCAGGGTTAATAATGCCATCATCATCCATTTGATAGATGCCAGATATAGCCATCTGCGCATTTTCTAGGATAAGTTGGATAGTAAGGTTGGTAGTTTTGATAGCGGATAGCGCATTAATAAGAGGCCCACGACCATAAACTTCACCCGCACACTTAGACCAACGGAAGCAAACGTATGGGTTAGATCCAACACCAGTAAAGCTATGCTCAACTAGATATGTTTTAGTAGACATATCAATTACATAATGTAGGTGTGCTTCTTGGTTTTTCTTTGAGTAATCCTTACAAACTACCTCAAGGACAGTACACTTACCTTCTGGATCCCGAGCAATACGCTGAGAAACCTTCTCATCAAACTGTCCATCAGGATAAAGATATGTAAGATCTGAATTGCGAATGCCCTTACGCTCACGGAATACATGATCGATCTTATCATCAGGGCCAGTGTCGAGAACAACATGAGGCAACGGAACCGCTGAGAACATAACAGGGTTTAACGCATCACCTTCCTCAACGCATAGAACACCAGTGCCAACAGCAAGATCCATAAAGGATTCGTGTACTTCTTGAGCAAAGTTAGAGTTTTGAAGGATCTCAAACACATACTCAGTAACTTCATCAAGGTCATTGTTTACTATGTCAGCTTCACTCGCAGGGATCTCTGATCCAGCAGTTAGGTCTGCCCAACGCGCAAAGTTAGGAACAAGACCAGACTGTAGGCGAGATGCAAACTCTTGAACGCCAACCACAGCAGTTTCATCAAAGATCTTATCATCTCGACGCTGCCCTGCCGTTTCATAGTAAAAGGATTCACGCTGCGGTAGCGCGTACTCATAACATTCCTCGAACAAGTCTACGAAGTTTTGCCGATGTGCTTTAGCTTTTTCGTAGCGCTCAAGGTATTTCTTAGGGTCATGCATTATAGATACCTGCTATAGAATCCGATTCCACCAGTAGAGCCAGTAAGAAGTGAACGGCGACCAGAGCCTCGACGCTTTCCAGTTGCGGGAGCAATCATAGAAGAACTAGCCATCATGCCTAGGTCACGTTCTTTTCCTGTAAGAACTTTCTTACCTGAACCATATTCCTGTGTGCGTTCTAGTCGTTTACGAAGCAAGGACTGTTTTGAACGTGCGCGTTCAATTCGTTTCTGACGCAGTTCTTCTTGAGCTAGTCGCTCTTGTTCTTTTGTAGCTTCATCAGGTTCTTTAACTACACTTGCAGCCGTAACACTTGTTTGTCCAGTTGTATCAGGTTCTTTTACAACAACCTCTTTCTCAGTTGTTTCTTCCTTTACCACTGGTGCTGGCGCTCTTTTCTTTTTAAAACACATCGGATTACTCCTTCTTTGCTATTGCAAAGCATAGAAAATAAAAAAGTTCAACGCACAAGTGACCACACACTAGGTTTCTTAGCTGCGTTCTTTGGTTTGCGGTTGAATACATCAAAGTCTTTCTTTGCGTAAGCAACCTGTGATGGCTTCTGATTTGACATTAAAGCTCGGCCCTCACCAGCACCAAGAAGTAAATACTGTAAAGCATCGTGAATGTGCGAGTACATATTCTTGTCAGGCTTGTCAGCGTATCTTTCACCGCTAACTTCCATACGTTTGTATGAATAGCCACCCTCAAAGCCTTTGATTAGTTGCTGGCAGCGACGATCAACTAGAAACGCAGGTTTACCTTCAACCATTTTATTAAGTTGTTGCGAAACTGACTCCAAGCGGAGATCAACCGAATTACTCGGAGCGGGGAATGCGCGAAGACCAGCACCTCTAAGTATGTGGAAAGGGGTAGATTCGTCCGTTTGCGCCCTAAAATCACCCGCTGGATCCCCATATATGTAGACATCGGAAGTCGTAGCAAAGCGCGTAGCAATCTCATTTCTTAGAACCTCTGCAAATCTAACTATGCCCATATCAAATGCAACGATCTCAGACTGAATCAACCACCTGTTTCTAACTTTCTGACCGATAACAGCGGCAGGGGTAAGGCCAAAGTCAATCCCGATATACAACGGAAGGTTAGCCGCAACAGGTATTTCTTCTTTAGCAACGTGAGTTTCAGTAACAAACATGGGATATACTGGCTTTCCATCCTGAATTGTACCAAGTCTATTCATAACATAGACATCAATCCAAGATTTAGTTTTACCCTGAATAAGGTTTGGATAGTAGTTCTGCATCATGTTCTTACGGTTTTCAGCCGCATCACTAGGAACATAATCTTCTATTTCCCCATCCTCATTGTAGGTTTCTTTCATACCTGCGGGTTGCGTAAAGAACTGCCAGTTCTCTGGCTTGACCAACATCTTTGCCTGATCGCGCGGTATGTGATCTGGAATAGGAACTTCACCAGACATAATAGGCCACCAGTGATCTTCTTCAGGAGCGTTGGTATCTGCAATAACGCCTGTCCAGCTTGGGCCACCTTCACGCATAGAAGGGAAACGACCAACACGCATGGTACACGCATCGATGATAGACTTTGGAATCTCACGCGCCTCGTTAATCCAAATGCCAGTTAGTTCGAGTGAAAGCAATTTCTTAACATCTTCAGGTCGATCTAATGCTAAGAAGATAACCTCAAGATCTAAGTCGCCCTTCTTGATATGGTGGGTATACGGCACTGACCAGATGAACTTACCCCATTGATCCTCGGGAAACCAATCAAGCCAAGTCTTAATAGTAGTAGTTCGTAGCTGCGGGTTGGTGTTACGAATGATCGCCCATCTACTTCGACGGATCCCATCTTCATTTTTTTTCTGTGCAAGCGCACGGCGAAACACTTCTACGCAGCAGCCGACAGATTTACCAGAACCAACAGGCCCACGTATTCCACGAAAGAACGTATCGTCCTTCATAAACTGCTTTAGGACTTCGCCATCTGGTTTGTACTTAAAGGTTGCCAACTTTGTGATCCACTGCAAACTTTAACATGCGTTCAATAACTTCAGGCCCAATAACATCTATGATTTTGTCAGCCTCATAGTCGGTCTGAAAGTCCTTGGGGTGGTGCTGCATGTGTACTTTCTTCACCACCCTGCGGAGCAAGTCTCGCTCATGCTTAGAAAGGGTCTGAGTAAAGCTCATTCGTCTTCTATCTCAATTCTTTTTGGCGCAGCCGACTTCTTTTTCTTAGGCTTCGGCTTAGAATACGCCTCGTTAATGTCAGGAGTGGAAGGGTCGTCTGCCTTCAGCCGCCCTTTGGAGCTACGAGAACGTGTTGGTTCTGGCCCTTCCACCAAGCGGCGCGAGTCAGGGGTTCTCGTTTTGCCGCTATACGTTGTACCAGCAAGAACATGTGTCTCGCCAGTATACAATTCACCGCTAGTTAAATACCAAGCCATTACTTCGATGGCCTTACAGCTTTAGACATCTTAGCACCATCGCCGCGCTTGTTCATATTAGTCAGCGCTTTGTTGACTGCACCACTCTTTAGTGGGCCACCACCTGACTGACCATTCATTCCCTTCATTGCTTTAGCTGCCGCTGTTGCAACTGTTGCACCAAAGGATCCTGCAACTGTACTTAATAAAGACATAGTAACCTCCTACGTTCTGTACTGTCTTACTTTCCGAGCAATCGCTTTCGGTTGAGCCACAAACTGCTTACCCTTTGCCTTGCCCTCTCGTTTAGCTCTGGTTGTAGCTGCATATTCAGAATCACTAAGAGCAGCAATAGCCTTGCTAGGAAG